CTTCCGGGCTTTTTCGCCCCCGCCTTGCTTGGCCTCTTTGTCTGCTCCGGTACCCGCTCCCTACTGGGTTACAGTAGGTCGCCAGAGTCAGGTAGTTGGCCAAGGGGTTGAGAGCTTTTGCCCTTGCCGTTCGCTGTGCCCCTATTCGATTTTCAAAGATCTCGTTGTGGCCGTTCCATCCTGGCTACGTGGGTTGAACGCTTCGACTGGCAGGGAGGTTCCAGCTTTTTGGAAAAAAAAGAAAAAAAGTTCAATTTGGAGAGAGAAAAAAGGTAGAAACCTGAAATTCGAGTAGGCCAAAAGGCACATATACTTTATATCCCTTATAATGATATAGGTATACTGATATAGGTATACAGGTACGCGCCGAGAGAGTACAAGTACTGGTTTACTATAGGGGGGGGTATGGCTGGAGATAACCTTGATTGGGCGACACCTATGCCAAAAATTATCGGACTACCATAGTATGCCATATCTCTTTTGACGATCCACCAAAACCCTGTTGGACTACTGGGAAAGCCAAATGTTCCTGCTTTTTTGAAATAGTTTTGGCACCCTTGCTCTATAGTTTCATTATAAAGGTGAACCCGACACGCCGAACCGCTGGGGCGGAAGCCGTTCAGTCGGTTCATACTGTGAGTCTCAGAGTCTTCTATTCGCGGTAAGTGTTTCACGTGGAACATGTAATCGGCCAACCCCTACCCCTTTATGGTTGGGTCTGTTATATTATTTTTAGTTGACAATTTCTTGAGTATTTTTTAAAGTCGCTAAGGACGGGGGATTCCCGTCAGGGAGCCTGTTTATCTTGGGGAGAGATGACGGGTTCTTGTGCAACGATAAGGGACTGGTTTTCCTGCTTTTGCCGGGGATGGAGTGGCAGGGGGGGCTGGTCCCTTTTTTATCATCCCACGGGTAGATCAATATGCCTGAGCAATCGATTATTGATCGGATGTTAGTCGAGCTTGGCCTGTCTCCTGGGGCGGCCCCTCGATGGATGAGGAGGGCTTTAGATCCCGATTCTCCGTGGATAACACAGGCTGACGGTAGTGGGGCATCGATAAAATCGAAGTCGAGCAAGGTCGATGGCAGGGAGATTTTTTTTCCTACGATTAGAAGGCGCGATGAGGTTATAGGGGATTATCCAAAAGAATTTGAAAGAATAGCCAAAGACGGAACTGTATTTGTAGAGTTTCCTCTTCGTGAGGCTATTGGACAGGCAATCGATCAGGGCGATTTTCTGGAATTTGATTCCGACGTTGAGGCAACCGACTTTGGAGATAGGCTTTCTGATATGGCCGGTGGCAAAAAGCTATACGAGTGGAATTTGCCAAAACGACAGGTTGAGTTGGGGCCTACGCATATTTCTGAAAGGTCTCGTCAGGATTCTGCCTTACAGGATAAGGTTTCGAGGTTGTTTCGTTGATGAATCTGACTGACAAGCACAAGAGGATTATCCACCTGCTGATTCTGGATCGTGGATTACGCAGGGACAGCGGTAATGAGATAGCGAAGAGGGCTGGTGTTACTCGGCAGACGTTGACGAAGTGGAGGGCGGACGAGGCGTTTAAGGAGGAGTTTGATCGTCAGCTGAAGTTATATCGGGCTAATTTTGATGATGTCCCTTTGGCGGACCGTAAGGAGCGGGTTAAGGCTTTGGACGGTTTATTTCAGGAATTGGGTGAGGCTCAGACTGGGATGAAGGTGAAGATATTGCAGGCTATTCGTCAGGAGGTTGGTGACGACAAGCAGGTATTGGAGGTTCAGCACACGGGTAATGTGGGGATTTCGGCTCCTCCCAGGGCTGAGAGTTATGAGGAGTGGGTTAAGCAGAATGAGGTAATGGCATCGAATATGCCGATTGAGGCTCAATTTTCGGAAAGCGGAAGCTAAATTTAACAGCTAAAGGATTTCCCCATGCCTGGCGAAGGAACGTACGACAAAGCGAACGGCAATCTTTCTGGATCTGCGGATGCCACGGGCCGTGCTTCCGGTGTTTTGGGGCGCGGCATGACGCCCAATGCGGATAAACGACTCCAAGAGATAAATTCTACCAACATTGGCAATCTGGACAGCTTGTTTCAGCAAGATCCTCAAATGTGGCAAACTTGGTCGGATTTGAAGCAAGAAATGGCGACGGCGGAGCAGGCCGGTCATCCCTATCCGTTGGATTTTCTTCCATATATTTTGGAGTCGATCTTGGGCAATAGTGCTGCCGGATCTCCATCATCCAGACCTCCAATAGAGGATCAACGGCATCCTTGGTCCGATATTCGGGCATCGAGCCCGGAGCAGGATGTTGCCCCGCATGGGCTTGATCCTTTGTTGAGGCGAGCGGCCCTTCAGAGAGAAATGGAAGCTGCAGGGGTAGCTGGTCATGACCACAACGTTCCCTCCCTCTCAGATGAGGTGGGTCCCGCCGAAGTTACGGATGAGGCGAACTCGGATTTGTCGCTGGAGGGACTTGTAAAGCGCCTTTTTGGAAAAACGAAATCGTTCAGATAATGGCGAAGGCCAGTAAAAAAGTGAAAAAGTCGGCCAAGAAGGCTAAGGCCAAGAAGAAGACCATCGCTCCTATCGGCATCCCTGCTGGTCAGTTTGTTGAGGAAATGGCAGAGGTTGCGGGAACGGTCCAAGAGTTGGCACAGGAGGCTCTTGATTCATTGTCGGTGGCCTCTCCTTCAATTGGGTTTGGAGGAACCGTGTTGCGGATTTTGAGCGCCTCGGATTATGAGGTCATTGAAGCCCGCCTGAGTCAGATAGTGGACAGCTAAGTGCCCTGGTCTCCAGCCTCTGATTTCGCTGATGAGCCAAAACTGTGGAAGCCGCAATCCGGCCCGCAGGAAGCGGCTTTGAGGGCGGCTTTTATTCCTGAGCTGTTTTTTGGCGGAGCGAGAGGTGGCGGCAAGTCGGCTTTTTTGATGGGCGATTTTGCTGCGGATGTCCAAAAGTATGGGGCAGATTGGCGTGGTATTATCTTCAGAAAGACCTATCCTGAGCTGGACGAGCTCGTTACTGAAGGCAAAAAGGTGCTGTTTTCTGCCTTTCCGGGCACTGAGTATAAGGTTGGGAGCTATGAATTTCGTATACCGAATGGCTCCATTCTCAGGCTCAGGCACATGGAGACCGATTCAGACGCCGATCATTACATGGGCCATCAGTATCAGTGGATCGGCTTTGATGAATTGACCAACTGGCCGACTCTCAAGCCTTATCACAAGCTGAAGGCTTGTCTGAGATCGGCGGCAGGGGTCAAAAACCTGCGCATCCGTGCAACCGGTAATCCTGGCGGCGTCGGACATACTGCTGTGAAGCAGTATTTCATTGATCCTGCCCCCAAAGGCAAGGAGGTCATCAATGATGACCAGTCAAAAATGCCGAGGATGTTTATCAAGTCCAGGGTTCAGGATAACAAGATTCTGCTCGATGCGGACCCTGACTATATTGATCGATTGAAGTCTATTGGCGACGATCAGTTAGTTAAGGCTTGGCTGGAAGGCGATTGGGATGCTTTTGTCGGGCAATACTTTTCTAATTGGGATTCTCGAAAGATTCTTATCCCTTCCTTCGAGATCCCTTCAGATTGGCCACTTTTTGGCTGCCTGGATTACGGAGAAGCGGCCCCGACAAGTTTTGGCCTCGCCACTGTTGATTTTGACGGCAATGTCTATGGGATTTGCGAATACACCCGAGCCGGGGCTTCGGCCTCTACTCATGCCTACGAAATAGCCAAACTGATCGAATCCTGCCCATTTACCGGTGGTCGGCCCCCAACTCCAGTGGTTGCGGACCCCAGTATGTGGGTAAAACGTCATCTACATGAGCATATAGCACAATCTCCTACAGATATATTCGCCCAGCATGGGCTGCATCTCCAAAAAGCCAATAATGACAGGGTAAATGGCTGGAGAGTGATGAATGATTATATTGCAAGGGGAAAATTGTTCCTTTTTGACGGATGGAATGATTCTGCGGCCAACACCATACCTGCATTGCCAAGGTCCAAGAGCAATCCTGAAGATGTGGATACGAAGGCCAACGATCATGACGCTGATCGGATGAGATATCTATTAATGCACTGCTTTAGTCCGTCTCAGGCCCCAGAAATACCGTACCAAGATCCTTTCCAGGGCAAAAATCTGATTAAAGAGCTGCGCACAGCTCACGAGGAGCTGATGTATGTATAATTCCCGGGTAGGCGCATGAAACCTGATCATATACAGTTCTGGAAAAAGACCTTTAAGAGCTGTGAGCAATTTATGGCTCCCAAGCACAAGCTGTGGAGAAGGTTGATCAAGCAGTACAAGATGGAATACCAGATCCACGGCATGAAAAAGGCCCGGGTCCCCAAAATTTCCAGGTTTTATCCGCTGACCAGAATGATTTTGACCAGCACGATGTTCAATACTCCAAAAGTATTGATGCGGGTCGAGCAGGAGGCGGATGAGTTAACTACGGAAATACTGCAGAGGGTGGGAAATCAAACGCTGGAGCTGACCAAATCCAAGCAAGAAGTTCAGCAGGCCGGATTCGATGCGCTTTATTGCTATTATGGATGGATCAAATATGGCGTTAACCCCAAAAAAGATGATGATGTCATAGCTCCCTATGTAGCCAATGACACCTTGCAGAACGGCATGGTATTCGTTCAGCGGGTATCGCCTTTCAATGTCTATCCCGATCCCCAGTGTGCTCCCCACGATATATCCCATGCTCGTTTTATCTGGGAAAAGATGCTGGTGCCTCTGGAGTTCGTGAAAAAGGATAAGAGATATAAGCAAAGTCTGGTTTCCAAGCTGAAGCCCATCTCCAAAGAAGAAGTTGACGAGGGGATGCTGGAAAACGCACAAGAAGGGGCGTTTGATGGGGATGAATCCGAAGCCGCTTGGAGAGACTCCCAGATGGAAGGCAATTATGTCCTTCTAAGGGAAGTCCACGATCGCACCCACAAGCAGCTTTACACCTTTGCCCAGGGAATCGATGAGCCCATAGAGGAGCGACCTCATCCATTTTTGGCCGGAATTTTGGAGGAGCGTCCCGACCCCCTGACTGGCGAGCAGAAACTGACTGGTGAATTTACCCCTACCGGCGGATATCTGGTTGAGGGAGGCTTCCCATACGGGGCCCTGACGTTCGATCTGTCCCACGACGAGCTTTATGGCATTCCTATGATGGGATACGCAGAAGACTCCCAGAAAGGGATTGTCGAGTCGCTTGCAAGGCGCAGGGGCCTACTGAAGAGGGGCACCCGGGTTATTCTGGGGAACAAGGCGGAGCGGCAGGAGAATATCAATCTGGGCGAGGATATTGAGGAAGGCAAAGACCTTTCTATAGCCTGGGTCAACGACGTTCATAACGCTTTTTCGGAGCTGCAGCAGGGGAATCCGCCCCCAGATCAGATGGGGTACGAGTCCGATATGCGGCAATACGAGGAGCAGACATTGTCTGTGAGTCAGCTCCAGGCGGGAGGAGGGCCTCGAAGAACGGCAACTGAGGCATCTCTAATGGCGTCCTTTGGCCAGCTTAATCGAGAATGGATGCAGTCGAAGGTGGGCGACCTTTACGAGCAAATGGTCACCAATTTTCTGAGAATTATGAGCGATAGGCGCTATACGCCGGAGAACTTCTTGATCAACGTTGCCAGGGACGAAAACGAGCCGATATTCGAGGCCGTCCGGGCGGATTTGATGGGAGTGCGCTTCAAGGTCCATATCGAAGTTGGCTCTATGAAGCCGATGTTTGAGGAATTAGAGAAAGAAGATGCCCTTGCTCTGGGTAATTATATGCTGCAGTTCCCTGAAATACCCAGGGCAGAGTCGATTAAGCATGTGCTGAAAACTTTCCGTGTTCCAAATATTGAACGGTTTATCGGATCTACGGTTCGTTTTGACGCAATGCGAGCGGCTATGTCAGAGAATCAGCTTATAATTTTCTCTGTCCAAGCGGGTCAGCCAACTCCAATTAAGGCGCATCCGCAAGACGATCACCAGGGCCACATGCAGGCACACGATATGCAGCAGTTTAGCCAGTTCCAAGGATTTCAGGTTTTAAGCGATATACAGAAACAGCAGGCCGCCCAGCTTAATCAGGCGCATATGCAGGAACATCAGCAGATGCTACAGCAGGCAGCTGCTGCCCCTGGGGCAAAGACGGGCAATATTAATTCTACTGGCTCCAGGGCCGCCAGCGGCTCTCCAGAGGAGATTGTAGGCAAGGTTGATTCTGCCGTGAGGAGCAATGCCCAGGTTATGTCTCAGCCTACCGTTTTGGCAGACAGGGGACAGAATTGAAATGACGATACGAACGTGGGACTTTGAGGACTGTCCTAAATGTGGGACTAAGCATAACGATCAGGTTTTTGACGGTGAGCGCATTCCTTCTGCAATCGAGTGCAAAAAATGCAGATCGAGTGGACTGGGGTGGGCTACCAGAAAGACGAACGGCATCCATACCACTCATAGCAGCCTATATGGACGCTATGAACCAGGACTTGGGTGTGTTGTAGATAGTTATGGTCACAAGCAAAAGCTGATGCGGGATATGGGCGTCATGGAGGCATCTGATCCCGTTAAAGGCTCGCGCTGTCACCAGAAGGAAGAACCCCCAAAGATGAGTCAAAACAACTCTACATGGATGAACGAATCGGATCTCGCTAAAGCACAACAAGAGGCAACCGATCGGGCATCTCGTGGGGACTTTGACATAACATTTTAGGAGAAATACCATGAGTGAAGTACTGGATAGCCAAGACGGACAAGCTGATGCCGACGTAGCTGCCCCCGATGGTTTTGATCTGGCCGCTGACCTGATTGAAACCGATGGATCGGTAGACTCTCCAGAGGAACCCTCGGCCCCGGAAAATGGACCCAGTCCGACACAAGAGATCGACCTGGATACACTCGATCCCTCAACTCTTCCTGAAGAGCATCAATCGCTGGCCAAGCAACTGCAGGCAGACTATACCCGCAAACGGCAAGCCGATGCACAGGCCGCCAATGAACGGACAGCCCGCCTCGATCAGTTGGAGCAACGTCTCAATGAACGAGTAGACCTTCTTGCAAAAGGCGAACAACCTCAGAACTCAGATCCGCTGAGTGATCTTAGGTCTCGACTGAACGAGGAGGAGTCCCGAGCGATAGACGTGATCGATCAGATCGATCAGGCCCGTAACGGACAGTTTCGTGAAGAGACGTCCAAGAAGTTCGACCAGATGACTCAGATTATTCATCGTCTTGTTAAAATGAACCTGAGCCAGATGGGACAGCAAGCTCAAGCTGAAGCAGATGACCTTCGACAACAGTATCCTGATATCGACCGGTTTAAGCCCCAGACAGACGCCCTTATGGGTGTCGAAAACCCCGCTACCGGACAACGATATACTCGGGCGGAGGCTTATAGGACGCTAACCGGACTGGCCGCTGCTGAATCCAAACAACTGGACCAGCAAGACCAAAAGGCCCGACGCCAACCCAATGTGCAACGGCCTGCGAATGTGATAGCTGCTGCCGATGGCGCGGCAATCAATGACAGTGAACTTTCAGCCGCTATGCAGAGTCTCGGATTCGGGCCATCTGCATAGCATTATAGAAGAGGAATTTACAAATGGCAGCTACGTCTTCAACTGAAACTTGGGATGCTGCATGGACTTTGACCATGCGGGCCAAGAAAAAGCGCCTGACGGACAATATCTCGGATGCCTATCCGACTGTTGACCGTTTCCGCAAGGCCGGAATTATGGAAACCGAGACCGGCGGGAAAGAGATACAGGAAGATCTCATGTATGCTCTGGGCACCTCGGAGTGGTTTGACGGCTTCGATGTTTTGTCAACCGATGCCACCGATGGAATCACGGCGGCATTCTACAGTTTTACCTACAACGCTACTCCAATTGTCATTTCAATGACGGAAGAAAAGGAGAGCCGGAAGTCGGACTCCGCCGTCAAGTTGCTTACTGCCAAAACTCAGCAGGCAATGACCAAATCTTTCGACACCATCAATGCGGCCATCCATGGAGCGCAGTCCGGTAAGTCCATGTTGGGCCTACAGGATATTGTGGCCGAAGGTACTGCTACCACCCTCGGTGGTATAAGCGTTGCCAGCAACTCGTGGTGGGACAATCAGCGCAGAGATGGCGGTGATTTTGATAGCCAGTCCAACGACATCTACCTTGGCCCCCAGGACATGGGGGTTTTGTGGAACAGCTGCTCAGAGGCCAATGATAAGACCAATCTTATCATTACCTCGATGACGTATTACGGGCAGTACGAGTCGCTTTTTGAAGGCACTGGCTACACCCGGTTTACAAGCAGCGGGAAGAGGGCTGGCCCGAATGCTGGCCTTGGAGCCGAAGGAGACATCACGTTCCGTGGCGCTCCTGTTATCGGTGACAGGGACTGCGTGAGCGACAGCATGTACCTGCTCAATACCAAATATCTGAAGTTGAAGATCCAGGCCGGTTTGAACTTCGCCAAAACTCCGTTCAAGGAGCCCGCGAACCAGATGGCCAAGGTCGGATTCATCGTTGTCGGTATTCAGCTGGTTACGAACAACCGTCGCCGTCAGGGCCTGCTGTACAACATCACGTAGAAGCAGTTTGGTTTTGTTTTTCCATTTCTTGCCCCCAAGCCAATGGGGGTTCATACCCTGCTCATAGGGGAAGGGAACTATTGTGACTGTTCAAAATCATAGTTTTACAACTAATCGCATTGGGGGCACTGGCATAGGCAGTAAATTTGGCCAGGGACTATTTGCTGAGTCCTCAACTCCAAAGTTTGCCCTGGGTGAAAAGATGGAGTTTTCTGATGGCCGGGTATTTCGCTATACCAAAGCTGGCGCAGCGATTACCGCAGGACGTCTGGTTGCTCAGGACTTTGACGCTGGCAATATTGTCGAATTTGACGATGCGACAATCTCGCCAGTAGCTGCCGGATCGACGGTCATCACGATTACTGCTTCTGCTCTTTCGGGTGTGGATGATGCAAACGAGTTGGCAGGTAGTTATTTGATGACAGTAGATGGTACAGGTGAATACTACAGCTACAAGATTAAATCGCATGGTGTCGAATCGAGCAATGCTGTTGAATTCACTCTGTATGATCCATTGGTTACAGCAGTAGCTTCTGGAACGACTGACTTTCAAATTATTGCGCCAGCCTTCCGTCAGGTAGTATTGTGTGCTACCACCACTGATGCCAATTCTGACACTATGCCTGTTGGTGTAAGTTTCTTGGGTCTGTCTTCTGGATACTACGGGTGGATACAAACTGGTGGCATTGCTTCTGTTCGCTATGATATAAATGGCCTAACGGCAACTGACGTTCATGCCGGAAGGCCCGTAGTGCCCTCTGTAAATCATGCTGGTTCAGTGCAGCCTTCACAAGCTGCAGGAGAAGGCACAGCTAACGATCTGTCGTATCAGATTGGTACGTTGGCATACGGTGATGTTGTAGACGATCAGCAGGCTGCTGTTTATTTGAATTTGCCTGTGTAATAATAATTGGGAGAGGGTTGCTTTATTGGTCCTCTCCCAATTTATAATTCAAAAACGAAAGGGATGGATTATGACTGAATTTACGGAAGTCACCGAAGCCACTGAGGTCACTGAATCTGTTGCCCCTGACCGCAAGGCAGAGGCGCTAAAGCTCATCATGGCGGCTTTGGAGACTGGAACACCAGAGCAGAAACGGCAGATTCAGCATTCCCTTGGTGTAGGAGGAGTTGTAGATCGTCCTAAAAAAAAGAGGGGCTCCAATACCCAGTCCCGCAATCACGTATTGGCTTATGGTCAGGTTCAGCATCCTGATAATCCAGATGGGACCCCGTGGTATCCCGAGCCCTCAGAGGCCCTTGTCGCCAGCCTCGGCGAAGAGAAGGCCCGGGCGGTAGCAAGAAATTCTTACCTGAAAAATCAGAATCGAGATGGTGCTACGACTACTATGACTGCGAGGGAGGCAGAGCAAAGATTTGGCCTGGACAGCCTGGACCCAGACGATCTGGCGATGATTGCACAGGAGGAGTTTGAGATCAATCCCGAGGCTCTTTCTGACGTAGGATACGTTGGGATCGATACCTAATTTTGGCGCAGCCAAATAGACAACTTAAGGCGGCTGCATTCTACGGTGAAGTGGGTCTATTTGGGCACGTCGAGGCGAATAGCCTCGATTTAAATGGAACCACGGGGACTTTAACTGTTCCGACTATGACAACAACGCAGAGAGACGCCCTGACCGCAGCCCACGGTATGATAATCTATAATAGCACCACTTCTACTATCCAGGGATACCAGGATAGTTCTTGGGTTAACCTTGGAGCATAGCGATGAAGCTATCCGACGCCATTGATATGACCCTGCGGCGCACCGGGATGTCCATCACTAATACCGACTATAAAACACAGGCGAGAAATTATCTTAATACTATTGCCAATCGTATTGTCGGCAGAGCCGAGTGGTGGTGGCTTCATAAAACCGCAACTCTGACTACCACGCATACCCTTACGGTTACATCTATCTCCGGCACCATCACTGCGGGCAACACCATCAGCGATGGCACTAAGACTGGCACTGTGGCCGCGTCTTACGATGCGACCAATGCGCCAACCCTGGTTTTCTACCACTCGCCCACTACGACCGGTGATTTCAGTGGTGCCCTGTCAGAAAGCGGCGGGGCGACGGCCTTAACGGTATCCGACGCCGTGACCCGCCAGTACCAGCTCGCCTCCGATGTGCAGGTGCCATACTCGTTTACTGACGAGACTAACGGCTGCTCGATTTTGTTTAAGGGGTGGGATTATCTCGATGCCCGGGACCCGGATCGAGATAACACCGGGAATGCCGAGGTTGTAACCGTCGAGGGCCTTGCTGCAGGGACTGGATATATTACTGTGGCAATGTTCCCTCTGCATAATACAACCAACGAGACTATTCGCTACAGGTATTTGTCGTATATCCCTGATTGGACCGACGCTAACGATGACGACGATTTAGACATCTACATGCCCCAACTTCTCCAGCCCGCCTTGTATTTCGGAGCGGCTGAACTCTATATGCAGGAGAAGGGAGATTCTGAAGGGGCAGGAGATAATCGGAGTGAGTATGATGCTATAATCGACGTTGGCCTAAAAACCAACCTGAGAGTCTGGGGCAATCGAACATGGAGAAGAAAGGGTGACGAGAATGTTGGCCCCGAAGGTTTTGAGTTCTTCGTTCAGGAAGGCAGCCTGAGCGCATAATGGCTATCCGCGAAGCGGAAGATATTCAGATGGGGCCGTGGGGGGAGGACGGAGGCGTTCGATATGACCTCCCGGCCGAGGACATGCTCTCTACAGAGATAGCTTCTATGGATAACGTCCATATATCTGCCGCTGGCGCAGCCGAAACTCGCACCGGAACAGCAAGCTATAAGGCCCAGAGTGCCATCTCTGGCAATCCTACCCTGACATTATGCGCCCAATTTACGGCTAACCCAAATACAGATCATGTTGTAATTGCTGCTGGTGCTGAGCTTTATAAATACAGTTCTGGATGGAGCAGCATTAAGGGCAGTCTTACGTTGACGGCTGGCGATGATCATACCTTTGAGTGGTGCGATGCCAACGGCACCATCTATGCAATAAACGGTGAGGATGTTCCGTTTAAGTGGACTGGCACGGGTAACGCTGCCGCTGCCGGGATAAGCAGTCGCTTTTCCGACGCTGAGCACATAGCCTTCTGGGACAACCGCGTATGGTACGGCAACGCCGATACTACTTATGACAGAGTATGGTATACGGACACGGGAAGTCACGACACCATAGGTTCTACGTCTTTCAGGAATTTTGGTTCTGCAATTACTGGGCTTAAGGCATCGAAGGACTTTTTGGCCGTTCACTGCAAGGACGGAATCCACACCCTAAGACCTACAGGGAACGTGGACATCCCATACCAGCAAGTTCAGATGACCTCTCGGGCATCGGTTTCGGGCAGAAGCATTATAAGCCTGCCAAACGACGACCAAATCTTTCCTCGCAATGATGGCATCTATTTGTGGGACGGAGGCGAAGCTGCCGAAAAGATTTCCCATAGCCTGGATTTGGGATATTGGCCTAATGTAAACACTACAAGACTGCCTTACTCCCATGCTTGCCCCTATCCCGCCCGGTCTGAAACATGGTTTTGGCTGCCAAAAGATAGTGATGACAGAAATTCAGAGATTATGATTTACTCTGACCGGCATGAGAAATGGTTTGGCCCTTATACGGGTACCGGAGATTATTTCGATCGTAATTGCTCTGCCCTGATCGACAAAAAGCCTCACGCTGGAACATACAACGATTCTGGAAGCATTGGCGGCAAACTGGAAGATCACGACCCGTCCACTGTTTATGTCGATGACGACAATTCTTCAGACGGCACACCTATCGAGCATTACTTTCGCACCGCTGCCCCTGCACCGGATAGCTCTGCACGTAGGGTTCGCTGGCGATATGCAAGGACGTACTATGATTCATTAGGAAATTACAAAGTGCAGGTAGATCAGGAATCCTCTGGGGTTACTGGGACCAGCGAAGTTTTGCAGACCAATGGTGGGTTTGCACTTGATTCCGATAAGACAGATAGCGGAATCCTGGGGGCTGTTCGCATGTTATCTCAGGACACCGAATTGGTTGAGTATGATCCTCATACGAGTTTAAAGTTTTCCAATAGCACACTCGGTCAATTCTTTCGTATTCGCCGAACCCACCTCGTCTACACCCCTATTGGATATAAACGTAAACGACAGGCAGGAGTGGAGTAATGTCTTGGACAAAAGGGTCATTTAGCACGGGCGCAGGGGATTTATATACTAATCAAAGTCGCAATGCGCAGAAGAGCCAAGCCCAAGACTATGCAGCGGGATTTCAGGAGGACCAACGGCGCAAAAAACAACAAGCCTTAGATGCGGAGCGTGCCGCGCAAAGAAACCGCCGAGATCGGGCGGGCATCAACATTACTGGATGGGGCGAAGAGCGTCAGGGGGATCTGGCTGCAGACTATAGACCTGAATTCTTCGGAACCACTTACGATGATTATACAAATTATATGGGTGCATATAATAAATATGCTCCCATGTTGACCGCTGAACAATGGAAGACAAGATATCCCGGGCCTTATGATCAGGCTGGTGCACATGAAACCAGTTATTATAAAACAATGGGTGCTGGTGCCCCTGACCCCAGGGATGGATTAGGTTCTTGGATCGAAAGTCACCCTATCTATCAGTATTGGCCCAACCGCCCCGCTGGCTTGAGCTCAAGCGGTTATGGAGCCTATGGAGCCTATGGAACCCTTGGCCCTGCGATGGATTCTGGCTTGGATTCTGGCTTGGGCGCTTATGATTCCACCTTGGGCTACGGAACTCCCGGCGATCCAGGCGGCCAGAGGCTTCCCCCTATAGGTCAAACTGAATTCAGTCCGACTTTTCAAAGCAATCTTGACCAAGCGCAGGCGCTCGTGGACACGGTTCCGTCGCTGGGATTTAGCTCAGACTTCTTAGGCGATCTTGGAACGGGACAAGAGTTTATTCGTGGTTTCAATGCCTTAACTGAAACGGGAGGGGCATTGGAGGCATTGAGGGAAGGATCTTTCGGTGCAGGGGGCGAGCTGGACAGGATCAATGCTCTTTTGGCGGCCCGGGGTCCCGACAGCTTATATGACAGGGTCGCTGGGCTTGAAATTCCAGATCTTGCCGGGCAAGGAATGGCGCAGCTTGATCGCCTTCAGGAAGACTTGGCCCGCCGAGGGAATTTTGGCCTGGATCTTATAGGAGGCGAAAGGGGAGGTGGGGCCCAGCTGGACCAATTGCGTAAAATGGTTGACGAAACCAAGCCTTCATTTCTGGACCCCGGCCGACAACAGCTTGAAGCTCTGGGCGAACAAATTGGCAATATGGAGGGCAGGATCGGCAGACTCGGCGTTGATATGCCGAAGGGGCTTGAGGAGATCCAAGCTTTGATCGGTGGGGCCCAAGATCGAATACGCGGCCTCGGACAAGGCCCCCAGCCCGAAGGGCTACAGGGCATTTTGGACCAGATCAGAGGTGCGCAGGGGCTAATTCAAGGATTGGGCGAAGGCGTTAGCGTTGATGATTTCCTCCCGAGCGATCAAGAGTTTGCAGATGCGCTCAGGATGCGGAGGCCGGATGCGTGGGGGGTTGATAAGTTCCTTCCGAGCGGATCGCAGTTTGAACAGCAGCTCGGGATGCGAAGGCCGGATGCTTTTGGGGTTGGGGACTTCCTTCCGAGCGGATCGCAGTTTGAACAGCAGCTCAGGATGCGGAGGCCGGATGCTTGGGAGGCTGGGGACTTCCTTCCGGCCGGGTCGCAGTTTGAACAGCAGCTCGGGATGCGAAGGCCGGATGCGTGGGAGGCTGGGGACTTCCTTCCAACCGCAGAAGATCTTACAGATGAGCTTGGGCTTCGACAGCCGGGCGCGTTTGAATTTGAGGACTTCATTCCAACCGAAGACCAGCTGGCTAAGTTGGAAAACTTAGTGGATTTGTCGAATAGGTTTGCCGGTCATGATATCCTTAATAGGGGCACGGCTCAACTTGAGGAACTTGCGAATCGGGTTTCCCAATTTCAGGGGCCGGATCTTCTTCGAGAAGGCGTAGGGGAGTTAGGCCAATTGAAAGATTTAGTGACTGCCTTTAGGGGCCCAGATATACTTCAAAGAGGGACCGGGCAGCTGGAGGCCCTATCGGACCGAGTTGATCAATTTGCAGGACCCGATGTGCTCGGCCGAGGCAAAACGCAATTGACTGAGCTTGAACAGCTCTTGAGCGCGTTGAAGCCTCCGATTCTCGATAGGGGCCGAGCCCAAATCGATCAGCTTGGCAAGGAAATGTCGGGTCTTGTTCCTGACTTTTCCACACCTCTTAGTCAAGCAGAAAGTATTTCTAAGCTGCTTGGCAATGTCGAAACGCCAGAATTAGGTGGGCTGTCCGCGTTGATCGATGATATTGGAACAAGGGCCAAAGGCGTTGAAAAGATGCTGACGGACATCACTCCTCCTGATGACTTTACTCAGGAGCAGCTACTTGGACTGTTCCCTGACATTGGCGCTGGCGACCTCGGCCTCCCTGGGCTGGAAGGTATTTTGACAGAAATGGGCTTGAGGGGCCCAGGAGCAATGGAGAATTTACTTGGACTGTTCCCTGACATTGGTGTTGCCGATCTGGATCTGCCAGGGCAGGAGGCCATTTTAGCCGGGTTGGGGCTTACCTCTCAGGCAGGCAAAGCTACCGCAGGTACTGGAGGTACTGGAGGTACTGGAGGTGCCGCAGGCGAGGGTGTAACGGGAACAGATGCGACTTCCCAAATCCAAAAATTGCAGAAAATCTTAATGGATCTTGCTGAAACTGATCCTATGGCCGTTGGAGAATACGATAAGGATCTATTGCTCAGGAAGGATGAGTTTGGTGAAGATGATCCTATATATAAGGCCCCAGAGGGGACTCTTCGTGGAGATCCCATTACGGCAGCACTTTTGTCAGATCTGAGGAAAGAAACGGGAGAAGAAGAAGCTCGAAGAATTGCCCAGCTGCAGAGATTTGGTGCCCTCAGTTCAGGGGACGCCATAGATCGGATGGTTGACCTGTCTGAAGGGGCCACGAGAGCAGAGTATGACATCCTTAGCAGGGCCGCAGAGAGGGCCAGGGCCGACAGAGAAACCGGTCTTGGCAGAGGCGTAGATTTGGCTGGTGTTGCGGCAGGCAATGAGCAGGCTATTGCCGAGTTAATTGGACGCACAGTAACTGGCGATAAAACCCTTGGAGGACGGCAGGCAGATCTGGACGTGATTGCCGCGATAACTGCGATTCTTGATCCAGATCTTGAACTTGGGGCAGGGGCTACCAGATCAAAGCTGGCAAGAAGTATACTTGAAACCAGTGGCTGGGATGAAGCAACACAAGTCCAGTGGAGAGATGCGTTTGGCATTGACCCGTTTAGAGTAGACGATGAGGGCGGGACTTCTGGTGGAACTGGATCAGGATCAGATGCTGACATTCCAGAGATTGAAGGTGGGCCCACGAATCAAAAAATTCAGATTAGTCACGATGGCAAAGTAATCGGAGGAAACGACGAGAATCTCAACCGGGCCATAGAGCACTTTGCAGCCGAAAACCCCGAAATTCTGGGACATGGCAGTTATTATATAGATGATGGGAAGTTTTATAATGTAGACGGAAGATTAATCGCCAGATGGAGTCTGGAAAATAACAAATGGGAGCGAATTTAAATGCCAATTCCCACTTTAGCCCAAATAGCTGCCAGCGTCGGCCTATCGATGGCCGACCGATATCTTGGCGGCAGGGCGCAGAAGCAAATGGAAGAAAAGCAAAATCGAGCAGAGGCCATGAGACAGCTCATCAGCAAGTTGTCGGACAAGCCTGCAATTCAAAGCCCGCCACGGGAAAGCCAGCAGTCAGTGCCCTCTCCGCTCCAGACTATTATGAGAGACCCCCTTGTACGCGATCTTCTGTCCCAGAAACTGGGAGGACTGACCGGCGAAGAAGAAGAAAAGCCAGGCAAGCAGCCTGCTCGGAAAGTCCCCCCTTATACGCCTCCTCTGTGAGCAAATATTATACATCCTTCGTAGGACAATTACCCCTCGCCCTTAAGGTTTTTACAGGAACTTGGCTATGTTGGGACCATCGACATCAAATTATCCAATCAGTGCTTCTCCAGCGAGCAAAAGAGAAAAGACCCGCCTCGACGCAATTACAGAACTGGTCGCTCAGGGAATGTCCGAAGAAGAGGCCATTGCGATTGTTGACGCCAGGGAAGACGCCAGTAGGAACCGGGTTCCCAGTGATATAAGCGCAGGTGGGGATGCTCTTTCGCTCGGGGTGCCCGGCAAATCGATAGAGGCGGAAGAGCTTAAAAGAGCAGAGGACCGGCGGGACCAATATTCCGGCCTTAGCCCGCTGCCAGAGGCCCCGGAACAAGTTGGCAGGCAGACGCCCCTGCGAATTCTGGAGCTGCTTGGCAATGTCGGCGGGTCTATTATGGACAGCCGGGCAATCGGGAAGGCCAACAAAGCCACCGCACAGGCTCAGGCCCGGGCCAACCTGATTAACACCCTGCGAGGACGACAGACGGCTTCTGTATCCCCACGAAGGCCCAAGTCTGGAATACTGGCCACATTGGCCCGGGGTCTTGGAGGCGGTGCAAGGGCGATTCGTGAGGGACGAGAGGCAGAAGCGGCTGGAGAGCAGTCTCGATTTACAAACGAGATGTCTTTGGAAGAAGCACGGGGGCAAAGATTTGATCGAGATACCGCTCGACTAAAAGCCCGGGCTGAGATGGAAGATGCCGGAGGCGGTCCAGAATACGAATACGGGATCAGCTCAGATATAGAGAGAACCCTTAGCCCCTTGGCCACAAAATTGTATGATAGCCCCTATGATATGTTGGATCAAGATAGGGTGAAAGAGGCAATAAGAAATGCCTTTCCTAATCTTAGTCCTGAAGAGATTAATTTTCACATGCCGCAATATGCAGCCTACGTCACGGATGCTCATGATAAAATTCAAGTCGCACAGCGGGAAAAGCTGAGTGAAATACTAAGCGAAGTATCAAAAAATAAATCTAAAGTATCCCCAGAAGGGCTCTTGGATAGCTTCCAAACCCAAGTGGCAGTTCTCGGAATTCCCATCTCGCAAGAAGTTGGCGAACGGGTAGCCGCGAACTTTGAGATGTCAGAACAAGATGTTGAACTCAGGGACGAGGCCAGAAGAAGTTTTGGCCGTATGGTCGCCTTGCGCTCTGGAATATCCCGCATCGTTAAAAGGATAAGCGATCCAGCATTTGCGGAGCATCTTGAGTTTCTTAAAGCGAATATAGACCACCTCAAGGCCGCGTCTCTTTTTAAAGGGACGCTGGGGAGAACACTTGACCCAGAAGTCAAGTCGGTCATGACTGAACTTGGCTTTACCCGAGAGCTGTTACTCAGAACCTTTACCGGCGCTGCGGCCCCCCACACTGAATTCGTGAGATTTCAGACCGAGTTCGTTAGCGGCCTAATATCGGGGCCAGAGATTCTTACCGAACAGCTGAAAACGTTGGATTACAGCCTGCGCGGTCTTCAGGTTGGCCTTTTGAAAGCATCTAAAGATCCGTGGGGGGCCGTAGAACCCACGATTGATGGGGGAAATCCTGATAAAGTGAACGGGGCCGAAAATACTGATAGAGTGGAAAGGGCCTTGGAACTTGACCGTCTGCTCTTCGAAGCTCGAAGAAAGGAAAAGCAGGAGCAGGAGCAGGGAGATGAGTAATGGCTGATGCGAATCCTTTAAGGGAAGAACGCGAAGCCCTACTTCGCGACATGACGGAAGAAGAACTGGATACGTACATCCGTACGAGGGAGCGTACGCTGGCCGAGTTGCGCGAAAAGGGCGGCGGCGCTTCTGCGGACGCCGACACGTCATACAAAACGTCAGATGACCTAAAGAGTGCCTATTATCCCGAAGGGGCAGGACGTCCTTCCCTGAAAGATTTGGGGATTCAGGAGGGCTTCCCGGGGGCTATCGTAGAGACGTTGAAAAGCGAAGAGGGCAGAGCCCGCTTGGACCCGATGAACTCGATCCTTGAAGCCCTATCTGGGCTTGGCACATTTGCCAAAAATGTGGCCTATCCTACAAGAGAAAGCGGGGAAATGCTTACGTCGCTTGCCCGAATGGGATTGGGCGGCCTATCTGACTTCGGTGATGCGATTTCGTTTCCTGTTCAAAAAACCACATCCCCGGATCAAGAGGAATTTCGGCAGGTTATGGATGTTGCTGGTAAAAAAATAACCGACCCGGATGAGTTTGCTAAGGACCCGCTATTTGGCCCCTCCCTCCTTGCGGCCCCGGTCCCAGGATCAAGCGCCAGTAAAGCTGCGGCGGCTGCCAGAATGTTAGATCCAGTCCATGCTATAACTAAGGGTGCAGAATTTACTGGGAGGGGCCTGCGTAAAGCGGCCAAGGGCGGCCGTTCTGCGGTCGAACAAATAACTGGCCTTACTTCAGGGGTCGGTGGCCCGAGGGCAGCGGAGGCTGGCAGGGCTGGCAGGGCTGGTGAGGGAAAAGATTTTAGACAATCACTTAGGGCAGAGACAACACCGGCTTCGCTTGGCGCAGATGTGGCGGTCGAACTGGATGCAAGGCGAAAATCATTTGGAGAGATTAAAGGCGCTTTTCTGGAAGCTGCGGACGAACAAAATTTAACGGTTGATATATCTGCCCTTAAGCGCGAGTTGATGCTCCCCGAAGGGCCGCTCGGAGAAATGAGGATAAGCGCCGAACGCCTGCCCGATTCCCCAACTTCTCCGGGCCGGATCGAGATCCGTGCTCCGGCGTCATTTACAGAGGGAGACAAAGGTGCATTCGCCACCGCAGTAGAGGATATCCTAAACTCCTCAGACAGAATTTCCGTTCGTGATTTGGACGAGATTAAAATGGGATTAGACAATATTCCTACTGCAGGCCGCACCCCAAAGGCGGCAAGGGTAATAAAAAATATCAGGGCACAGGTTAGGGCTCTTCTTGGCCCCGTTACAGTCGAGAGCGGGGCTGTAAGGAGCCTCCTGCAGGCCCCCGAAGTCAAAGTTTTATCGGATAGGGTACAGCGTATGCCAGGGCAAGAAACGAGGATTGCAGGCGCTCCCACCGTTACCGTAACCTACAATGAGGCCATACGTCCTATAGCCGATTTTAGAGAGATACAGAAGATGTTATCTGATCGTTTGGGGAGGAGTGATTGGGGCCTATCTCTGCGAGAGGTTAATGAGTTTGACCAAGCAAGAAGGCTGGAGCAGGCTTTCGACGCGGGCCCAACGCGCCCCGATCTAATGGAAGCCATAGACACCCTGGATGAACTGCTGCCGAACCTAAACATCCGGTCCAGGGCATCAGGGATGGGCTTCACAGAGCTTCAGCCGAATTCGATAGTTGGGAGGCGTGAGTTTATGCAGCTCGTCCGAGCTGGTGCCGTAGTCGGAGTGGGGGGCGCAGCCGCATATGGATTACCGTTGGTCGCTGCGTTGCCGATCGCCGCCTTTACTGCGGCTGCAGTCGTGCCAAAAAGCGCAGGCCGTGTGCTGTCTTTTATAGGGTGGAACGAGGGGCAGATAAAGAAATTTCAGGATGCGGTAGCACATACGGCAAGAAAGCTGCAGGAAATGGGGGTAAACACACAGAATATGACCCTGGGGCAAATGCTCGGCCGGGTAGATGAAATGAGAGAGCGGGGTGGGGTTGAAGCCGATAGTCTTTCGGTAGAAGCAAGGCGTCCAGACATACTTGGGTCATTGGGGGCACTGAAGGACAGAGTCGTCAGTTTTGCAGACAAAAAAATTGGTCCCGCTCTCTTCGGCGCGAATACGAACGGAGAGGGGAAGGCTCTGCCCATCAAGGGGAAGCCCCCCAGCAAAAAAGTTACATCTGGGGATATAGATTAAGAGGGTCCTCCTGAACTGCCATAGCTTTACCATCAGACAATTAGGAAGATAATTATGGTCTCCCGTACGAAAACCTGGGTTTCCAACGAAACGCTCACGGCTGCCGATCTCAATGCAGAGTTCAACAGTGTTATTAATGCCATATCTACTGCTACGGCAGATCATATTGATTTAACGGACGCTTACGCATGGACGGGAGCCCATAGCTGGTCTGGGGCTGCCACTCATACCAACACATTGACTGTGGGAGTAGACGATACCGGCCATGACGTAAAGTTTTTTGGCGCTACATCAGGCCAGTATATGCTATGGGACGAATCGGCTGATGAACTTGTGCTGGCTGGAGATACTAAGCTGTCCTTCCA